TGGATCACCTCGATCTGTGCGCCCGTTCAGGTGAATGGTTGGCCGATCCGCCAGGACATCCAGACGGCACAGACCATAGATGTCATCAGTCCATCGAACCCATAGCCCCACGGCCAGTTTCTGTTCGGTAGCCAGGGCGCGCAGGCCGCTCCACTTGCGTTCAAACAGCATCACCGACGAATACTGCCAGTGCGGGACGTTACGGCACTTGACTTCGATGAACCAGATCGGCTGAGCGCCGCGGTACATCACGTAATCCGCGACGTGAAACCTAGGCAGGGGGACTGCTCGGGCCTGCAGTGCCTTGTTGGCGACCTGAACCGCCTGCAGGGCGTTCTGGACGTCCTGTTCCTGTTCGTACACGGGGCGCTCGGTCATCCTTCGCCCCTGATCAGATCGTCCTCGATCGCATCCTTTTCGTACTCGGTGAGTTTCGCGCGCAGGCGCTTCGTTTCCAGTGCCATCATGCGTTCCCGCAGGATGGAACTGGTCAGCAGCCCCTCCAATTCAACGATGCGCTGGGCAGCGTCCAGAATCAGCCTGGCATCGCTGCCAGGATCCAGATCCTGGCGCGCGGTGCATAGTCCGGTTCCGTATTCCCTCAGACGGTTCGCGATGTCTCTCATTCGTTTCCTTCCTCAGCGAGATCGCCGGGTGCGGTTGCCCCATAGGGCAATCCGTCATCCCGCCGATCGAGCGCATCTTCGAATTGCTTCAGTAGTGACTCAGGGAGTCGATGAACGGGCAATTTCATTCCGTTGACTGTTCGAACTGCATAGGGGGGGGTTGACAAACCCCCTTCCGGGTGGGTATCACGCGTGCTGCGGCACGACGCTTCGCTAGTGCTAGCGCGGTCCTCGCGCGCGTGACCCCCCTGATGGGGGGGTTCTAGGGGGGGGCGGGCAATTCCATCCAGAATGGTCGCGACAGCCTCAGCGTAGACGCTGGGTTCGCTGACATCCCACTGCTCGGACTTGCTGTTCAGCCTGGGCAGGGCGATCGACAGCGCCTCGATGTGCGCCATCGCCTGGCGCTGGACCTCGATCGGGAGAACGTCCCCTTCCTGCTCACCGAACCAACTGCCATCACCGGGCTTCACCCAGCAGGACTTGACCACAGCCCCGGGAATGCCCCTAGCGACCTTCGTGGCAGCCTCCAGCGTTCGGTAGGGCCCGTGCGCCCTCCCGGTACCCCGTGGCTCCATAGCCCACCAGCCGACGATCCGGGCAGCCATCGTGGGCTGCTCGGTGTCATATCGAGGGACCAGCCGCTGGTACCCCTTCGCCAGGTATTCCACCGTGATCATGCTGCCGGACTTCGCCTCCCGGGCGCGCTCGATCGCCTGCGCGACCAAATGCTGATTCAACTTGCTGAACCGATCGTGGAACCCCTGCTGCTGGGCCTGCGGGGCGCGGATCAGCCCCGGGAATGCCCGACACAGTGCCTGCCAGTTTTCGCCCCAGGTTGGAGCTTCAGAATGGAATGTCACTGGGGTCGCTCCCTTCCTTGAATCCCTCAGGGGCGCGCGCGGCGCGAATTGACTTGAAGTTCAGGTACTTGCCGCGCTTCGTGATGCCGCACACCTCGATCCAGTCCCCCTTTTTGGCCGGGTAGGACCAGGTGCCGAACATGCTGAAATTCACGAACAGGCCGCCGGACTCCAGCACCAGCGTCACGCGGGGGCTAGCGCCCCCCATTACCTGATCGAGGCTGCTGATGCGTCCATAGCAGTCCTCACAATGAATCGCCGTAGGGCTGCTCGGTCGCGGTCCCAGCACCTTGAAAATGGGTTTCGGAATTCCCTGAACCACTGGAATCGGGCCGTCCCAGTCCAGGGGAAGGTTCGCTTCCTCGCTGGACGGGACAGCCACGGAAACGGGGGGCTGGGGGGGCTGGGGTGGCTGCGGGGGCGGGGTGAGGGAAGCACCCCGCCCTACCGCAGTTTCTCCGTCGTCGTCGGCTTCGCCACTGGGGACAGCCACCAGCGCCGAAAATGAGTACCTACGCGCATACGTCAGCGCGCTGCCGATGCCCTGAGCGTCCCATTTGCCGACAGGCAGGGACAGCATGCATGACATCCATTCCCCAGTGTCAGCATGCACCAGCATCGTCTGGCACCACGCCTGACCGTCACCAGCGCCCACGCCTTGCGTGACCGCAATGCCGTTGGCGCACAGATGGGGACGCGCCGCCTCATCGATGGATTGCAGGTCGCTATACCGAGACCTGAAATGCGGGTTCGTGGCATCCTTCTGGGCCACCTTGATGCCCTTCTGGGCAGCAGCCAGTGCTTTCGCTAGGTGGCCGATCGTCGCGCTGTGCTGAATGCTCATGCCCCCACCTCCCCGTACATCCACCCCGTCTGAGGGTCGATATCGGACAGGGGGAAACCATCGTCGGCCAATTCAGATTGTGGGTCCATTCCGTTTCCTTTTCTGGCCGGGGTTATTCCCGGCATGCGTTTCATATCGGCGTTCTGTGGACCTGTCTATAGGTCCGCGGCACCTTTATCCTGAAACGGGACGATTCTGTTCAGCGCCTGCCGTCGGCGTTCGCAGCCACCGCACGGGGTGAACCCCAGCGCCTTCGTGACCTTAGCCACGGCATCGCCCAGCCCAGCCATCGGCTCGATGACCTTGATCAGGTCACCGATGACAGGCTTGCCGTCGATGACATCCACTCGGTAGATGTCCTGACGCCCATCGGGCTGCTCCAGTGTGTACGTCCTCAGCATAGACCGGGCCTCTTTCGGAACGTGATCGAGCCTGACGCAGTGCGCCACTGGCACTGACCGGGAACGGTCAGGAAGTCCAGCCAATAGATCTCATCCGCGTCCATATCCTCTAGGCAGCATCCGTCGCCGCAGCTACGGAACCTAACGCCCAGGTAGATGGTCGATGACACCAGAAACGTCCCCGGGCATTCAGCGGAAAACACGGTCGCGCCCATCGTGATCACCGCGACCATATCCCAGGTCTGAGTAGTGATCGGGTCGCAGGGGTCAGCAATATCAGCCAGAACTAGGTTGCATCCGACCTTGATGGCTGCAACGTCTGGCGGAAGAAACGTGCTGGTCCCTGCGTCAACGGGGCAGCATCCACCACCGATCCCGGTTACTTCCGTCAGACTCCAACTGCCGCCAGGCAGGTTCGGATCGGAGAGCGGGAAATGACTTCCACCGTTCAGCCTGGGGATCGGCGCGACCGGATCGCATGTGGGTGGCAGCCAGTCCGTCCTGAACGTGGCTTCACAATTGATGGTCTGTTCCCCGCAGGGCAGTTTTAGCTGCAGATCGAATTCACAGATCAGATCCTTACAGCACGTCGGGTCCTCCGGCCAACTGTGGTTGCATCGGCACTCTGGCGCGCAGCGCCCGTTTTCCTTGCACCAGTCGATGCATTCGAACGTGCCGACGTCGGCGTTGCTGCATTCAACGATGTCCTGAATGTGAAACGGTTTTTGGTACGCAGGTCCATACCCAGTTCCGCGGGACTTCCATCGACCCATATCCGCGAAATAGCGCAGCGTCCCGGCACCAGTCAGGTACCAGTGCTGCCCCGTCCCGTCCGCGCATCCGGTCAGATTGTTCGGGCTGGTTCCCCACTTCGCCAGCAGTTTCTGGATCAGGGTCGCGCCGCGCACCTCGAAACCCAGCACCGCTGCCCAGCACAGCGATAGATCCTTATTGAAAATGGGGTAGACCAGTTCGCAGTACCCATTCGTCGGATCGTTGACAGCGAAAATGGGGACGCTGTAGTTATTCGGGAAAACAGGGGTCGGGGGCAGCCCAGGCGCTGGCGCTGGGTACGGGTACTGCTGCGGATCGGGAAACCCACAGAACGCGTCATTCGTCGCCGGGTCGATCGCCTGCGTGCTGCCAACGTATGACAGCGTCAGACCTGTCACGCCACTGTTCCACTCGATCTGGCTGTTTACGAATACGCCAGTGCGGTACTGCGCGTACCAGCAGCCACCTTCGCAGGTATCGCCATCGAAGCAGTAGACGGGGTAGTCAGCGCAGCACTGCGCTGGTTCTACCCCGTCACAGCAACAGACCCGCTGGTTGTGCATCAGATCTTCTTCAGCTTCGCGAAGAAATACCCCGCGATGAAACCTGCCAGCCCCAGCATCAGACCGAACCAGATCCCGCCGATGAAACTTGCCATATCACTTTCCTTTCCTAGTCCGGCTCGGGGTGCGAATTGGGGCTGCGCGCCGGAACGCAGCATCGAACGTCGGGTCAGCCCTGCGCAGTTCGGCCACAGCCGCCACTGCCTGCTCAGGCGTCAGGTCTATCAGGCTGGCAGTCAGTTCAGCCGCTCGGCGCTCGGTGGGCGTCACGATGCCCAGAACGCCCTTGATGAATCTGCCCAGCCCCGTATGCCAGATCAGGAAACCCACGCCCAGAATCGCCAGTGCTATGCAGATCCAGACCAGCGGCGCTACCCACCACGGCACCTGGTCTTCCACCCCGGTCAACGCTAGGTAGATGGTGTCCACAGCCGACAGGATACGGTCCTGCTCGATCCTGCCTTCCACTGCTTCGCCCTTGATCACCGGGAGGCTAGGGGTGGGCGCATCAGCCTCACTAGCGATGCGATCGAATCGCTGGCCGCTCGAATGCGCAAGCCTGCGCACCTGGTTGCTGCTGCTGGCGATCTGGCTGCTCGGTCCTGCGCAGCCGATCAGCGCCAGGCACAGAACCGCAGCTTTCACGGAAGACCTTCCGTGAATTGGATGCCGTCATAGATCCAGCCTGGTCCGCAGGGCTGGTCATCATCGAGCTGCACTACGGTCGCGCCCACTGGGGGCTGCCATTCAGCCTTGCCGTCCCACTCGATGACGTTTTCCACCACGCCGGAAACGATGATCGCATGCCTTGCCATCAGTAGTAACTCACGAAAATGACCACCCCTGGTGCGCCAGCGCCGCCAGCCCCGCTGGCGTAGCCGTTCTCGCTGGCTGCCCCACCACCACCGCCACCACCGTAGTTCCCGCCAGCGGCACCTGCCTGACCAGCCATAGCCAGTCCGCTGCCGCCAGCGCCACCACCAGTACCCGTGACCCCGTTGCTGAATCCCGGCAAAGGGTCTTCCGGATCGTCGGTATTCCCGCCCAGCGCCGTAGAACCGACGCGCGCGGTCCCTGATCCGTCCCCGCCGAACCCATACTGATTCGATGCCGACCGCCCAGCCCCGCCGCCGCCGCCGCCGCTGCCTTTTGCATAGGTTGGCGAAGCATTGCCGTTCCGGGTGCCTCCAGCGCCACCAGCGCCACCATCGAACATTCCGCCAGTCTGAGCCGCCCCAGCCGTCCCGCCAGCCGTCGTGCCGCCCTGTCCAGCCAACCCGCCCACGGCACGCCCATACGTCCCCGGGGAATCGCCCAGGCGCGTCGTGCCGCCATTGCCGCCGTTCGCACCGTTGGTGTCATCCGTGGTCCTAGACGCGCCGCTGGAGCCTCCAGCGCCAACGGTCACAGAAATGGTGCCGGGCAGGTCTGCAGCACGCCAGGTGGTTTCGGTCACCGCAGCCCCGCCGCCGCCGCCGCCACCACCTCGAGCGCTCGAGGCCGCCCCGCGGCGACCACTGCCGCCGCCGCCACCTCCACCGACCATTACCGCGTAGACCATCCGCGCGCCTGCTGGCTTCGTCCAGGTGCCGCTGGACGTGAAAACGTCCACCGTGCATTTCCTGCCGTCGATCTGGGCAATGGCTGGACCAGTGACCTCGAGATAGATCGTGCCGTCCGCCGTATTCAGCGCCAGTTCGCCATCGGTCAGTTCGCCAGTCGTGGGCGCTGTTCCCGATACGTTAGATCGCTTCAGTCTGATGATGTCAGCCATTAGGACTCCCCATAGACGCCACCGTCAATGGTCTGCACGAATGCCCCGCCAGTAGGGCATTCCCCATCCCAGGGGTTAGATCGGCTGAAAACCAGAACCTGACCCCCCGTGCTGTGTTTCATGTAGAACGTGATGACCAGCGTGCCAGTCGGTATCGGGAGCATGCTGAACCCCAGCCCATTCGCACGGGTCGCATTGATGCCGCCAGCCGTTGCCGCAGTGTTCTCGAATTCCGCAAGGTTGAATGCCGTTTCCGCATTGAATGTGCTGCCCGTCGGGGAGGTCGCCCCGGCCAACTGATCCTGCGGCAGGACCGACTGGACCGTATACACCCACCGATTCGATGCACCGCTGATGGGGCTGCTCGATGTCACCTTAGTTAGCAGTCCAGTCAGGCGCGAATCATCCTGCGCGGTCACCAGTTCGTTCAGGCGAACCGAATTGGCGTAGACGAACCGACCAGCCTCCACCATCCGGTTCAGGCTGGTGGAGTCGATGCCGTTGAAACCGTATAGGAATGGTTCGCTGAACATTACCAGGTGGGTGCTGGGGTGATGAACAGGTTTTCGATGCCAGGGGGCAGCACGTTCATCGTGCCATCGAATGCGACTTTCCCAACGTACGGCTGCCGCCAGATCACCTTCGATGTACCGCGCTGCGCGATCGGGGTAGATGGCGATGCACCGACGTTGAATGACGTATCTAGCTGCGGTTCGCCAGTCTGCAGCCTGATCATCACCTGCTCAAGGTGGTACCAGGGGTCATAGATGAACGTATGCACGAACGCCGATACCTGCTCGGTGATCTGGCGCTGCTCGGCAGCAGCGAACAGGAACCTCCCAGCATCACCGACCTCCAGCCAGTCGCCATCATTCCGCTTCCCGACGTTCCCGATGAACTGACTCATCGGCAGGCCAGCGGTGTACCCGATGTCATCAGCCGGACGATGCACCGGGAATTCCACGGTGTAGATCGTCTGGGGAATATTCAGCGTAAACGGGTTGCCGCTTATGTTGTAAATGGTGCCATTGATAAATGGCGTTGTGTTCCAGGGGTCAACGTCACCGAACGTCGGGAAACTGATTGGCGACATCCACGCCTGCACGGACCGCAGGCGGGTCTGCTGGGTGATTTTCGTCCCGCGGTAGGCCTGCCCAGCGATCAGCGGAGCCTTGCTGGTCTGTCTGACGATGTAGGTATTCGCCCTGTCGGCGTGCGGGGTGACCGTCAGATCCGAAACAATGAACTGCGCCTTCAGGGCGTCACTAGACCCCAGCGCGATGCGTTCCCCGACCTTTTCGATTTTGTTCCAGGGCGTGGTAGTGGCAGAACGCACCGACAGGTAGACGTTCCAACTGCTCTCAGTGGTGCCAGCGTAGGCCGCATCATCATTGAACACGATGAACGTACGGGTGAACGTGCTGGTGTCCATCTCTCGTGAGATGACCAGTGACTGATCCTTGCCCTGTTCTGTGACCTGCCAGGCCATTATGGATTCCTCGTCTTCTGCTCGATGCTCTTCAGGACCATCAGCATCTGCTGGTTCAATTGGTACAGCTGATCCGTCTGCCCCGTACCCAGCGCCAGTGCGGTATCGAATTCCAGCCGGGCCAGTTTCGCTTGATCCTTGTCTGAGTAGATGCCCTGCCCGATGTCCTGAAACGCCACGTCGAATGAGTTCCCGATGATGGCTGGCGCCTGCTTGATGAGTTCCCAGATACTGCCGAACGCCTTTTCAACGTCGCCTGTCGGCTGCGCCTGCAGCCCCTTCGCGATGTCCACCTCAGTTTTCCGCTGCTCGGAGCGTGCCAGGAATTCATCGAGCCCCAGCGCGGTCATCTGCTGGCCGACGTCCAGCCGCCTGCCGACGTCATAGGCCTTCGCCCCCTGCAATGCCTGGCTGAACGGCATCATCAGATCCTTAGCCATCTCCCGGGCTTCAGACCGTGCCTCCACAATGGACGTCAACATGCCGATGGCTGGCAGCGCCATTGCCGACGTCATCAGGCCGCGAATGGTGCCGAACTGGGCAGCCATCGTGTTCAGGCTGCGATTCACCTGCCCACGGACAGAACCCAGACCGCTGGGATCCGCTTCTACACCGACGCGAACAATTGCCGTTTTAGCCATTGATCACCTTCTGCAGCTCAGTTTCCCAGTCGCCGGGCTTCACTGTCCAGGGCGCGATTTTCCCGGGGTCGCCCTTGACCATCGATAGGACCAGAATGGTCAGCAGCCGCTCGATGCGTTCGGCTGATGACCAGACCAGGGGTTTCTCATCACCCCCTGGATGATGGCAGCCCCTAGGTGCATGTCGATCATGCTGGGGGTGACTGGCTGCCCGTCCAGGCGCGCGCAGTGGCGCAGGATCCAGTCCTGCTTTTCGTACTCGCTTAGGGCGTCCAGTTCGCGGTACTCAGCGACGGTAATGGATCGAACCTCCACCAGCAGTGGATATTCCTCGATCCCTTCGGTGAGTTTTCGCCAGATCATGAGGTCGGTCGGGTGACGTTCAGGGTTCCGGTGTACTGCCAGGTGACTTCAGCGGTCATCACGGCATCATTATCCCAACTGGGATTGAACCCAGTGATGATTGCGCCGCCATCGTAGACCAGTCCCGTGGTCGGGCTAGTGATGGCGATATCGATGGACGAACCGCTCGGCGTTGCTTCGCTGAACTGATGCGCCAGCGTCAGCCCCACGGAGTGACTGCTGAAAATGGTGGCCGATCCAGTCACCGTTGGGCGGCCAGCGATAGCGCTGGTCACCGCTGCGTTGATCTGGGTGATGTCCACCGCATTTTTTGCCGACGTAATGCGGCAATTAGTCGCCAGCGCTTCGGTAGTGCCGAAGAAAATCGTGGTCCCGTTCGTCAGTTTCGCAGCCATTCTTATCCTCCTGTAGCCCAGACGGTGTAACCCTGCTGAATGGCTCGGGGTCCGTCATCATCCCCCGAACCGTCCTCTATGCGTTCTACGTCTTCGCTGGTCAAGTAGCCGCACGCGACAGTGGTGCCACTTGACGTGTATGCAGTGTTGGTGTCCAGCGCTGCGCGCACGGCATCGGCCACGCTGCGTGCGCTGCTCATTGTGTCAGCGATCGTGGTGACCGTGATCGTGAACGTATGCAGGGCCTGTGATCCCCTGGTTGTTCGCACTGGTTCGCGGGAATCCACGCTGTAGACCAGCGCGGGCAGGGTGGTCCCCTCCCGTCGCCATTCGGGGCTAATTCGGTTCCCGACCGCAGCCACCTGGGCGTCCAGACGTGCGAATAGCGCCTGTTCGATGGTCATCCCTTCACCTTCAGCCCCTTCCTACGGCATTCGGTGGCAAACGTTTCCTCGATGGCATCCGCGAACTCGCGTTCGAAACGCGATCGGGGGAACTTCGCAGCCATTTTTTCCTGCGTCTTCCAGTACAGCTTATTTAGGGGTCCGGCCAGCCTGGCGCGGTACGCACGGTTGACCTTGACGCCAGTGGTGGCGACGATCAGACCAGCGCGCACGTCGGCGCTGTGGATGATGGCTCGGGCGATGTCTTTACGGACCTTATCCGTGGGCCGCTTCGGGCGCTCGGCCAGCCACAACTGCTTATACAGCGCTGCCGCTGGTTTCATCACCTTGCGTCCCAGCCGCTTCGCCAGGTTCCTGCCGACGTTCAGGGGCAGGTGCCGCAGGACATAGTCCATACGCTTGACCTGCTCGATGAATCGCGGGTCAGAATCGGCGTTAGCCAGCAGTCCGAATTCGGTAGCCACGGCCATCTTGCCGACCTGCCGATCGAAGTAGGCAGCCAGGTTTCGCTGGTGTACGGGGTTCATTCGATGATCTCCCGCGCTTCGATATTGAGTTCGATGCGCCGCAGGCCGACATCGTTGACTCCCATCACCTCCAGCACTCGATCTGACTTCCCCGTTTCCTGCAGCAGCAGTCTGGACTTCGTGGTCACCGAATCCAGCCAGGGCAGGGCGATCCGGTAGGTGATTTCGCCACGGGCGACGTCAACGGTTTCGAGCTGTGAAGGGTCGGCAGTCTCGATGTGCCCCAGCACGGTCGTTGCCGTAGTCCAGGTCTTCGTGGACTGCCCGTATGAATCGACGCTGGTGGCGTAGTTCTGCACGGCAAATTGGTGCCGGAACATGCCGCGCGGCGTCATACCACGGGCCTTTCATGCATCAGGGCCACCAGCATCTGTGCTGCCTTGCCCTCGATGGCGCTCGTGCTGTCACCGCGGTCAGCGTAGAGCCGTGTTGCCAGTTCCAGCACTGGCAGGATCGAATGTGAATCCTCAGCCGTTGACCAGAACAGCGTGACTGGGCGCTCGGCGTCCTCAGGCACGATCAGGACGGTCCTGTCGCCTTCGTAGTGAATGTCCAGCGGTACCTGCGTCAGGCTGCCGGATTCGGTGTAGTACGGCAGTGCCAGCGGCGTCAGCACCAGTGGCTGAGGGTACGGGTAGAACGGCACTTCCCCTTCCTCGCTGATCACCGCTGATCGGACCACCTCCAGCGCGGAAACGCCAGTGGAGGCCTCCCAGACGCGAATGGCAGCAGGCAGCAGGATCGTGCTGATGTAGGAATCATCCGCGCTGTGGTAGATGCGCGCATGAGCCTTGAAGTTAGCCAGGGTGATCAGTGCTGCTGCCATCGTCAACCTCAAACGGGGCTGGGGGTTTCACCCCCCAGCCCCGCGGAATGGAGTCCTGCGGATTACGCCTTGTTGACGATCACGCCACCAGCGCGCTTGTCAACGATCTGAGCATCCGACCGCATCGAACTGCGGTAGTGCGTGATGCCAGCGCTGGAACTGCTGTAGGGATCGACGATGAACTGCACTTCCTTGCGATCGACGATGCGGTAGGCACGGGCCAGATCACCGAACCAGATCTGCAGACGGGCAGACGCGGCGTTGTGGACGTCAGCGAATTCGCTGATGTAGACCGGGCGACCCATCAGCATGCCCGTAGCGCCGTTCTGCAGCATCATGCCCTGCATGCCGTCGTACATGTAGTTCCCCGTGGTCGCTGCCTTCTGCTTCAGGAGGAACGCCCAGGTCGCCTGGTTCATGATCCAGGATCCGTTCTGGGAATACCCAGTGGGGACCAGATTGAAGAGGTCGATGACGTCATCGAAGTCCACCGTATTCGCGGTAGCGCCCGTCTTGACAACGTGCTGCCAGTCCGAATCGCTGTACATGATGCCCTGTTCCTGGGCAGGCGAACCACCAGCGCCAGCGCCAGTGATGTGACGCTGGGCGCGGAACTTGCCGTGCGCGCGCGCGTGATCCGCGACCACTTCCGCCGCCACGTCGATGTCCGAATCGAACAGCAGTTCCTCAGTGACCGGGGTGGTCGCCGTCGCCTTATACGCAGCGAAAGTCTTCAGGATGGTGGTGAAGTTCGATTCGGTATAGGTCACCGTTTCGCCCGTCGCCGCCACAGTGGTACGGGAATCGATGACCGGAAGCCGCAGGGCAGCCGGGACCGTCTGCACGGTCGCCAGCATGCGGACCGGGTCCGCCCAGTCCAGCCACTTGACAAATTCCCCGGTCATCACGGACTGGGGAACCGTGTTTCCAGCGGTAGCCGCAGTGCCAGCCGTCAGGGTGGTGCGCAGTTCCAGGTTGCCGCTGCCGGACTTGCCACGGGTCGCGAAGAACTTCGAGAGTTCCGCGTCCTGGCCGCCACCGCGCTTTTCAGGGCGGATGACCTGTTCACCAGCCAACTTCAGACCTTCCAGGCGACCACGGACAGCCATCTGGCTAAGTTCGGTGTCGATGGAGCGGATTTCTTCCTCCACGGCATCGAACGCCTTCACAGCCTGCGGGGTGGCTTCCGTGGCGTAACGCTCGGCGTCAGCAACGAGCTGCGCGCGCTTTTCAGTCAGGGTCTTCACGTCCATCGCTTCAGTTCTCCTAACCGCAGCCGTAGAAAACGCCCCACCAGGGCGTTCTGTTGTGCGAAGCTCCGGACGCTGGCTGCGGTCGTGGCGTAGGCCGGGCTATGAACTAGGGACACTTCGAACAGGCGCGCGCGGGTAACGAATCGCTTGCCGTCGCGCCATTCGTCTACGTCGGCCATAAAGCCGAAACTCATGTTCTGGTAGATGCCGTCGCGCAGCAGGACGCGCATGTCCTGACCATCGCGCGTATCAGGCAGGCGCGCAGCGAACCGCACGCCTTCGTCGGTTTCCTCCAGCGACAGCGTGCTGGATCGAGTGTCGGCCAGCACTCGCCCACCGTCGTGTTCCACCAGCAGACTGACGTTCCGCGCGCCCAGATCAGCGGAGAATGCGCCGCGCTGGATCTGCTCGATGAACGGGAGCGGTTCGCTGTCTGCACCGTAGGGGATAGCCAGACCGCTGACCGTGTTTCCGGTCACGTCGGCACGAATGGCATAGGAACGCCGCTCAGTCTGCATCGGGTGACTCGCTCTCTTCGTCTTCGCGATCGGCATCCGCCTGGCCGGCAGTCGTGTCGAGCCGGACGCGCAACTGGTCAGCGATCGGGTCAGACACCGGGGGCATGCCGATGAACCAGCGCGCATCGTTGGGGGTCAGGATTCCCGATTCCACCAACTTCGTCAGTTCCTTCGCCGTGTCTTTCATCGTCCCGCGCAGCAGTTCTTGCAGATCGTGTTCGATGCGGTAACCGGGGAACAGTTTCTGCTGGAGTTCCGCCTCGATCCGCCGCGCCCAGGGGCGCAGCGTCTGATCCACCAGCGCGCGCTGGGCATCGAGGGTGATCTGGGTGCCTGCTTCGCTGGCCGCCAGGAATGACAGTGGGACGTTCAGTGCGCGGGCAATTTCGCCCATTGCCGCGGTACGGGCAGCCGTCAGGGCTGCCAGGTCATCGGTACCGCTGACGCCCTCGATGCTGCCGCCACCGTCGATGATCAGGGGTTCCCCAGCGCCGCCGCTGCGCGAATGCTTCGCCTTCCAACTTGCCAGAATGGACTGCTTCGCCGTTTCGCTGATCGGGGTGGGGAACTTGAAACTGAGCCGACGCGACGTGCCTGTCTTCGCCATCGATGCCGCCCAGGCATCGAGGTTCGCGACCAGTTCCAACTGCATAGCGCACTTGTCCAGGGGGCTTTCGCCCAGCATCGCCCAGCGCGAATAGCCAGACTTGATATGCAGCAGGTCGCTACTGCCGATCGGCTGACCGTCCAGCAGGTAGCGATAGGGGTCGGCTGACCAGTCAATGGTGATCCGGCCACGGTCGATCGGCAGCAGTTCTGCCACTTCGCCGCTGTAGGTACGGGCCAGATAGACGTAGGCGTTCCCCTGGCTGAACGCTTCCGTGATCATCCAGCGCCGCAAGTCCCAGCCGTTGACCATTTCGGTCGCTCGGCCAGTAAACAGGCTCAGGGCAGCAGGCTTGACTTCGGTATCGGCGCTGTCATAGGCACAGATGCTGACGCTAGCCAGCATGCTGCCGACGCCCTCGATGGCACGCTGCACGCCGGGGATAGCCTCGATCGAGCTAGCCGACGAATCGACCAGCATCGAGGCATCAAAACCGCCGATAAAATAGCGGCGCAGCGATGAAAGTAGTCCCATCGCCTCCCCCAGTCTGAGTCCTGTTTTTTCCTGTCAAGGGGTCAGCGTGACATTTCCTGTCACTTTCCCCAAATATCCGCTAGATGGCGGACACTGTGGAGCGGCACGCCAAAAGAAAAGACGCGGGCAGCGCTGAAGCTGGCCCGCGCCCTGAGTATCTGCACAGGCATCATATCGTGATGATGCCGCTGGGCGCAAGCCACTGCTGAGACCTTCCCCGCAATTCCCACAGTCGGGCCGCATTGACCGCAGCCACCACGGCGTCAATGTTCTGGGTGGTCCGCCCCTTCACGGGGCGCTGGC